GTTTCTTAGCATCAACCTCAACTCCTATTCTTTGATTTTCAAGTTGACTTTTTAATTGTTCTAATTGAGATTTTGTTTGAAATAATGCTTGATCTTTTTGTACTTCTGCTTGCGCTGCTACTTGTTGAGCTTGTGCATTAGCATTTGCCTGTGCTTGTATATTTGCTTGTTGCTCTTCTTGTAATCTTTCTTGACGTTTTTTCTGTCTTACTTTTAATAATTGATTTGCTAACTTTATATTCTGTACTTCTCTAATATCAATTGCATCCGATAAATCAATAAGTCCACCACTCAACGCGGTTTGTATATTGTTTTCTAGCATTGCTTTTTCCTCGTCATCTGGGGTTAACTCCAAATAAATGCCAAAGTCATGAAGATGTAAATCTTTCATTTCATTCAACGTAGCTACATTAAAGCCACCAATTTTTTGAATAAAAGCTTCTTTAGCAGGATGATATTCTAGTATATCAGATATTCTTAATGACAAACACTCCGCGGTTTCTCTCGTTAAATACAAGCCAGCATCTAATATATGTCTTGTTGCTGTATTACTATTTGCTGCTGCTAGTTTTTGCACACCTACTAATGCTCTAGAATCAGGTGTACTGGCGTCTCTTGCTTCATTTAATCCCGTTACATCTCTTATCATTTGCAAATAATAATTGTAAGTAGATATTAATGTTTGTAGCTTTTGACCTCCGCTCCCGGTTTGTATTTCTTGAATAGGTACTTTACCTGGATTCATATCACCTTCTTGGGTAAATGATCTACCTATAACAGAACCTGTCTGAAAAAACATATTTAATGCTTCTTGCGGGTTATAATTAGTTCCATTACCTAAGTCAACTTCATTCAATCCATCAGCATCTAAATAAACACCGTCAGGTATCATTCTTTGTAATACTTGTTGCAGTTTTAAATGAGTTAATTGTATCATATCTGCAAAAGCCGTACATCTACTAACTATAGATTCTATTCTACCTTGATACATTCTTGGCGCTGTAATAGCATAATTTAATTTAACCTTAGTTTCATCTGCTTTAGGTCTCATCATATTAGGTGCCATTTCCCATTTAAGTAAAATATTACTTCCTAGCACCATAACACCCTCGTATAATACTTCAAGAGATCTTTCCATTTTACCAAATTGCTCCTCAAATATTTCTTTAGGTGGATCAAAAGAATCGTCTCTTGCTATAATTTTTGTAGCTCCTGTTGCAGTTTCTTTAACTTTGTAAACTTCGTTCATGTAAGTTTTAAAATTAAAGTATAATATTTGTACAACATTTTGATCACGATTGTTGTTATACATATTACTTATATTATTGTTCCACACACCCCAGTTTTGAGAACCTTGTTGTTGGATCTCCTCCATCTGGTCTTGTGTTAGGTTCGGAAACTGCTTTTTAAGCTCGTTTAAGGGAACGAATTTAACTTCCCCTACATAATATACATCTTGAAAATATGGGTCCTCCGTATACGAATAAACCATATAAGCCGGATCTACATATTCGACAGTAACACCTTCAGTTTCGGTAAAGTTATTTTTAACTGCGCCTATACCTAATGTTGCCAAATCGTAATAGTATCTTTTCTTTGTTAAGTCATATCTGTTATCGTCAAGCATAACATTAATAGCTTCTTCTTCTGCTATTTCAATCCCTTGCTTATAACTTAATTGCATGTGAAGATCTAGCTCTTCTTCTGAAGCTGGCAGCTTATCTGGATTATTTTCAAATAAATTAATACCAAATTCTTGCGCAGCAAAGTTATTTAACTCTTCTGTTTGCAAGTCTCTAATTATAGCCTCCATATACTTTGTCCTTTTTTCAACTCCAAAAGGATCTTGAGAATATGCTGTTAAATCAAAAGCTCTATCTGCAATACCATTAACTACAATATCTACAAATTTAGATAAAATAGGAACTGGCTTCCAGTCTAGGTTTAAATAAGATAAATCCCCGTTAATAGATAATTCATCTTTGTATTTTTGGATAGGTTGTTCTCCGCGCGCATACAATCGTAAATTATGAAAAGTATTTTGATTACTTTGAAAACGAGTTGTACCGGAATTGCTAGAGAACCATTCGTTTTGAATTGCTCTTCCCACTTGAAGCCCGTACTCCATCGACATTTTTTCTGCATCACTTGCGACTTGGGTTGGAAAAAAACTATTTACTACGCCTCTGGCCATATTACTATTTTATTATTTTTGATAATTCACCTTCTTGTTTATACTTTGCAAAGTTTAAATTAATGGGTGATCTTTGTAGTTTGTTACTTGGTCTATATAGATCTTTGTGACAAGCCATTATTGCCAAACCAGAACTTATAGCTGCATCAAATTTTGTTCTATTATTTATATCGAACTTAGCCCAATCATTTAATGTTTC